CGCGGAACTAATATGACATACACTGAAATCAAGCCATTACAGCCACTATCGTTCGGGAATGTTCTAATCGTCGGAGTCAATCCGCGAGGCTTCGATGAGTCACTTCGCAACCATCCGCGCGTCATTATGTGGGATAGCCAGAATGAAAACTGGACTACGAAGGACATACCACATAACGTGCGTGCGGTATTCGCTACACGTTGGGTGAGCCATGCGGCATACGTCAACATCATCAAGGAGGCTAAGAAAAAACACATCACCATATTCAATCCGACTGGTACGGGTATTATCGCCCGTCAGGTAAAAGAATTGCTGGATTTACGTAAGGCAATTCCGATGACTGATACGGTCACTGATACGGTGACTGACTCTCCAGTCGAAACTGTTGAGACAATCGAGACTACTGAAACAAAGGAAAACATAGTGAAGCAAAAGACTCACGGCAAGTTGAAGCCACTGATTCCGTTCATCGACTTCGCGAAGGGGAATCAGGCGAATGCAGTCATTCTGATGGAGAAGGCCAAGGAACTGGGAATCAACACTACGATGAATTCCCTCGCGATTCTGGTCGGCAAACGTCGTAAGACGCCAATGTTTGACCGAAAGAAAGCGAAGAATGCCGCTACGCCGAAGGTCGTAGACATATCAGTCCAGATGCTCGACAACATGATTAAGGAGCTTCGCGATATGCGAGACTACCTCGTCGCGGTCACTGAGGAGAACGTTAAACTCAAGTCGAAGGTCGATAGGTTCAAGAAGTTCTTCGACGAATAATTCTGACTACTGGAGAATGATGATGACTGATAAAGAACTGATTGAAAGTTGGCAGAAGATTCCGATGAGGATTCAGATAGCGGTCTACAATACCCTCGTCGTTGACGTAGTTGTCACGGGCAGTCGTGAGGCCGACCGCATATGGGCTGCATGGTGTAGGAATCGCTACGCGAAGCATCTGCCTATGGGTGGCGCGTGCATCAATCGCGCTGACATTAAGCGTGCGTGGGATGTTCCGGTAGGTAGCGAAATCTATTCCGACACTGTGTTTTAGTCTCAGTAGAGCCTACTATCCCGTATGTGGATAGTAGGTTCAATCGGACACTAAAGCTAGAATAGGGAGAGAATAGAATGAATGAACCGAAATGGAGAGTGTGGCTTGATAATCAGCGTGCCAATTCAAAGGATGCTCTATTCATTTGCGGGGGTAATCCTGATAATTCAGGTGGCGGTATTATTGCTTCCTGCAATACTCGCCGTCAGGCAGAGCAACTCCAAGTAGAAGCTCTGAAATTCGGATTCACGTTTGTCGTAATACAGACGTGGAAAGAGTTTCTCGACTGTCCTGTTGATGGCGGAACAATCCAGTGAAACACTTGTTTCTCATCAGAGGATTGCCCGGAAGTGGTAAGACTACTTTCGCGAATCTGCTCTACGCGAAAGTCTACGAGGCGGACGATTACTTCTGGTATGCCGGAAAGTATCGTTTCGATGCTGATAAACTGAGCACCGCGCATATGAGGTGTCAGGAAAACGTAGCGAGGGCAATGGAGGATGGAGCCGGTCGAATCGCCGTATCGAATACGTTCAGTCAGCGTTGGGAACTTCTGCCATATGAGGAACTCGCGCATAAACATGACTACGTAGTAACCGAAATCACGATGTCTGGTCCGTTACGTCAGAACGTGCATGGCGTACCAGATGACAAGATTGAACTAATGCGGAATAGATGGGAGAAATAATGGAGAGGAAACTGTACATGGAGTTCCGGCTATATGTGAATCCTGATGCCAATCAGGAGACACTACATGAAATGGCGAAGGAATTCCAAGAGGGTATCCATGATATGTGGAACTTCGGAGATAGTCCTATCAAGGTGAATGATATCACGTATGAAATTGTGATGGAAATCAGTCACAAGAATGAGGACAAATAATGAGAAAAGGTGTGATGGAACCAGAAGGTTCAAAAGAGTTCAGCGTGTACCAATTCTTCGAGGGCGGCTCATACGAGTGCGTCCGTCAGTATGTTGATGCCGAAAACGCATCGAAGGCCGCACAGCATTATTGCACAAGTGTAGGCGCGCAGATGGGTTTCACTCAGCGGGTGATTATCACTGATGGGGGTGATACCATCTGCTTCGAGTGGGTGTATGGAAAGGGAATCGTATTCCCGAATAAGGAGACTAAGAATGACTGAGATGGATAAGAAGCGGGACGAGATGATTTCGGCCCTCGCGAAAACTATTACTGATGCCGTGGACCATGTTGGCAAGGAAGCTCTGGCTGGCGACCTCGCCTTGTTACAGCTTGTCGAACTGGCATTGGAGAAAGTTACCGAACTGAATGAGCGTGTGCATACGCTAGAGAAGGCAATTCTCATTCTGACTCAGAGGAATGACGCTACCCGACACTAATCGTAGCGGCATTATGCACATATTACAAGTCCGGGACCAAGAGGACGGCGAAGTCATTGGTTTCGGATTTGTAATTGCATATTGCGACGGCGAAATGAGTACGCCAGAACTATACGATTTAGAAGGAGATAATATGCCGAGCGGAATGTATCTGCTTCGGCTAACCGAATACTATAACGTCGTAGTCCCTTACATGGTCCAATAAACGAGTGAAAGGAAATAATGACCGATAACAGGACAATAGGAGAGACGAGCCTAGACGAAATCGTGGACATACCGTATGGCGGCAAAAAGAATGTAATCCTTGATGCCACCGTGCTAACCACGATTATGGCCTGCGCGCGTCTCGCGGACTTCCGGTTTAATATGTCATTGATTTCAATCGATGGCAACTCTAATTCGCTGGAATGTGGGTCCATCACTCATAAGTTTCTCGAAGTGATGTATACCCATATCATCGGTGGAGTGAAGCGGGAGCAAGCCGTAGGCTATGGATTCGCGGCAGCCGAAATGTATATCGCAGGATGCCCCGGCTGCTCTGGATTTCAATCCACTAAAGAAGTTCCACAACCCTTGTGTGGACATAGGCCGAATGAATATCCCGGAGTAAGTAACACTCCTAAAGAGAGTGAAGGATATAAGACTGGCTGGCATCACGTACTCGATACGTGTGACCAGTATCAACAGTTTTACCGTAATGACCATTGGGTTCCACTTAAAGTGGAGTACGTGAAAGGAGAAGTTCTCTACGAGGATGAGGACATTCGCGTACTGTGGAAAGCCAAACTGGACCTGACGGTAGATACCAATCAGGGGATATTTCCGGTAGACCACAAGACTATGAAACAGCGTCGGCAAAACAATTCCATGAACAATCAATTCATGGGACAATGTATGTTGATGCGAACGCGCATGACCATCCTGAATAAGATTGGTTTCCAGCTCTCTCTAAAACCTGAGGAGAAATTTCTCAGAACTCCAGTGAACTACTCGGCGGCGAGACTAATGGAATGGCAGTCCGAGACATTGCCATACTACGCGAAACTACTCATCATGTATGCCGAGACTGGTCACTGGCCTCCGAATTTCACTAGTTGCGAGAGCAAGTATGGCAACTGTGCATTCTACGAGGACGTGTGTAGTGGCGACCCCGGTATGCGTGAGGAAAATCTTAAACTTCACTTCAAGGTTGGACCGGAATGGAATCCAACGAATGATGGTGACTCGGGAGAATAACAATGAAGTTACCTACTGGATACGTGAAATGGAAATGTCCCCGTCATGGTGGCATAGTTCCCGAAGCATTATTGCAAGGTACTTTTCTTTGTACCGAATGTAAACAAGTCTGGAGATTTAAGCGTGACCTCCGGATTAGAAGGGCTGGATGGTACTATCAAAATGAGCAACAAGTTTATAACGTCGAAACCAATAGACCATTTACATCGATACAAGAAGGTTGACCTTTCCGAAACGAAGGGAAAAATCTATCTTGTGTATCGGTGTATGAAACCGATTTGCTCACACTATTTGCCAATGAAAATTGCCGAAGGCAAGATGTGTGAGTGCAATAGATGTGGTGAGCCAATGGTCATCACACGATATACCCTAACTAGTTCAGGCAATAAGCCACAGGCGCGTCCACATTGCCAAATCTGCACCAAGAGTAGGAAACAAGAAAATGTTGAAGCACTTGCTGATTTTCTTTCTGGAAACACTGACGGAAATAAGACTTAGGTTCACTCCGATGATTCGTAACAAGTCAGAGTGGATGAGTGAGTCATGGTTACTAGAGAGAACTATACGAGAGAATCGCGAGAGGTGAGATGCCAACATTAGACCAAGCTAGTATCGATGTTCTATTCACAATGCTAAAGGGTGAGCCGGGCACTCGTAAGAGTACCCAAGCGTTAAGTTGGCCCACTCCACAGTATTGGATTAGCACTGACCAGAAGATGGAAGCCCTGACCTTGCCGATGAAGCGTTGGGGCATCAATCCGAAGGAAGTGACTTACGATGATTACAAGGACTGGTCCGCGCCTCGAAATAAGCTGGAACAGTTACAGGTCAATTGTCCATTCAAGACTATTGTAGTCGATTCGATTACGTCAATCGGCGACTGCATGAATCGCGAGACTATTAAGCAGAAACGGTCATCCGAGGGCGGAGGTAAAAAAGTAGGGAATATCTATGTTCCCGGCTTCGAGGAGTTTAATGCCGAAGCCTCCGCATTTCAGGAATTAGTAGCCTTGCTGAAGGACATTCACAAGTTTCACAAGGTCAACATCATTCTAATCGCCCATGTTGTAGGTCAGAGGGCGAAAAGTGATGATGGTAATAAGCTCACTCATCACTCTCGTGTAATCATTACGGGTGGTGACAAAATCTCAGGCAAAATCGCTAGTTACATGACTGAGGTTTATCACTTCAACATTGAGAGTGACTTCAACGTGGATAGTGGTGAGGGTAAGTTCGGACTATTCACACAACACACTGGTAATGATTACGCCCGCACATCATTACCACTAGAGAGGAAAATTCTGTTCAATAACGACCCGTTGTATGACAAATGGATTGCTCCCGCTATTGGGAAACTGAAGGCTGAACAACCTATACAGAGAATCCAAACACCAACCACCGTAACACCTTTCACCAAACCAACCAACCAGTAAGTAGGAGTGTGTAGAATGGCTATTATCAGCTTCTCCGACCGTGACCTGATGCGTGGCAAGATTGTTCCTCCGGCTTGGTATCGCGTCCGCATTGAGAGTGTGGGCGAGACTCCGGCGAAGGAATCCACCAAGGGACCGTCCACGAACTATCCTGTGGAGGCCACCATCTTGTTCAACGGCGATACCGGAGACACGGAATTCGCGCGTGTCCCCGTCGATTGGAACTTCAACTCGAAGGCGATTGGCTTCGCCGTCGGCTTTTTGCAAGCGTTTGGAATCGACGTGAAGTCGGGCACACGCTTCGATTTGAAGTCGGCTGAGGGTAGGGAAGTGGACGTGTTTGTGGAGAACGACATTTGGCAGAATCGCACTGTCAATCGCGTGAACCACAAGTATCGTCAGATTCGCCCGGAAGTGACTGCCGTCTCACAGTAATTCCATTTCGCCGTGCTTAAATACCGGGTGTGTCTAATGAATTGCATTAGAACAGTCCTACCACACGTAATTCCCGGACCTGAAGGTGTGGCGGCGAAAGTATTAACCGCAGACTAGAGGAGAGTACAATGAGTGACGTGACTAAAACCGAAGATGAGAAGCTCGACCCCGAGGAAACCGAAGTCGAGGAGACTGATTCCGAAGAAACCTCAGACGAGGATTCCGACGAGGAAGATGTCGAGGAAGACGAGGACGACGACTTCGAGGATGACGATGATGATGAGGACGACGAGGTTGATGAACCAGCCGCGGATGTCTAACTAGCACTAACTAGTGGGCCTCATGCTAATATAGGTGAGGCCCACTCTTTCAAACTAACTGCCCATTAACCAAGAGTATATGGCAGATACTCCATTACTTAACAACTAACCAGAATCGAGGGAATGATGGGTAATGCGTTCGCAGACTTCTTTAAAGATGGCACCCCTCCACACGAGGGCGACGTTGCTCCCGATAAGCCGAGCGACAAGCGTGTCAAGGGCAAGATTATCAAGGTTTCCGATGAGGGATGGGGTTTTATTTCCTCAAAAGAAATCAAGTTCACACGTATTTTCTTTCATTGGACTTCACTGAAGCAAGACACACTGAAGTTCCAAGAACTGAAGAATGGCATGAAGTGCGAATTTACCCCAGTCGAAGTCGAGGGTAAAGGATACCGTGCCATCAAGATTCGTATACTGAAAGACGAAGTGAAACCTACTATCGAAGTCACGCCCGCCGAGTAGAGACTGGGGTCATGGTAGTTCATAACAAAGCGAAGTGAGCTACCATGACCTTTCTAGAGAAATATCATCAATGCAATAAATGGCAAGACAAGGTGACAGTGATGGAACTGTATCACCTTACTGGAATATTAGCAGTCAAAAGCTGGACGATTAGTCATACCGCAACCTATTTCGGTGTGAGTAATGGTCTAGTTTCTGAGAATCTCAAGTTAGCCCTCGCCCTTCATTCCAATCCGAAAATCGTTAAAATCGAAACACGACAAGAGGCTTTAAGGAAGCTGAGATAGTGATATTGTATCTAATGGGAAGGAAGCCGCGCAAGAGTGATATGGTACTGTCACGTATGACAGACAATGAAACGTGGAATGACTGTCCTGAGTGCAATAACTTCTGGAAGGATAAATTCCCCACACCAGGACTACTTCATAGGACTAGGGTATGTAGTAAGTGTAGAAAACTAAGGAGGAGGAATGACACTCAGAGAACAAATCAGGTACAATAGACTGGGCCGAATCCATTACGATAACCAGACGCGATGGTATGCGTTCATAGCATCCATAGTAGAGGAAACTTTTAGATGGATTTAAGATATGTCCCCGGCTATGGGCCATTTGGACCTAAGCTAATGATACTAGGGGAATGTCCTAAACCAAAGGATACCCTCGCAGGTAAGCCGTTTACTGATGCGAAGGAACTAGGCCACCTATTAATGGATGCCGGTGTGTGGAAAGACCAGTGCTGGCAGACTAACGTATGTAAGTATGAGGTGCCGGGGAATATTGGCAAAAAGAAAATACCATTCCCACAAAGGGCAAAGGCGGCAGGAATCGATTTAGGAGAATGTCTAGCAGAATTACAAGTAGAGATTAATGAGGTTAAACCTAATTGCATCCTCGCGCTTGGGAAAACTGCATTATGGGCACTATCAGGTAAGTTAGACATAGGCTCATACCGTGGTTCAATCATGTTCGGGATGGGATGTAAGTTCGTCCCTACATTCAATCCTGCTCACTTAAGTTGGCAAGCGAGTGATATCGAGTTCAAGGGATATTACCATCGTCAGATAATCCTATTCGATATCAAACGCGCACTCACTGAGTCACTCACTCCTAACGTAGAACTACCCATACGACAATTGGAAGTCTGTAGAAACAGCGCACACCTAGCCGAATTCCGCGACCGTTATCGTAACAAAACTAAAATGTCAGTAGACATTGAAGCTAATGGAACGTGTATGCCTGTATGTATGGGCCTCGCGTTCAATAAGCATCATGGGATGACAGTTCCACTGTGGAATGACCCATCTATCAGCGACATTCCCATATCGGATTTAGTTCAGTGTTGGTTAATCTTAGCAGAAATGCTAATGGAGAAGGACATTGTTGGACAAAATTTTAATTACGACCGGGACAAAATACGTAGACTCGGATTCACCATACGACGCCTCGTTAGTGATACAATGCTCAAGGCTTTTGCCATTAATCCTGAACTCCCAAAAGGGTTGGCATTCAATACTAGTATCTTCAGTCGAGAACCCTTCTACAAAAACGAAGGTATGTATGAAGGGAACATTAGAGATTTATTTCTCGGATGCGCCCGAGACGCTTGTGTTACTTACGAAATAGACGAAACGATGGATGCTGACCTAGACGAACTAGGTATGAGGAAATTCTACGAGAATTTTCTCATGAAGTTGCCTGACCTATACTATGCCATCGAACAACAGGGCTTCCGTATAGACCCAGTGGAACGAGATAGATTACTGATTAAGTATATTGAATGGGATGAGCGCGTCCGCTACGAATTGTATGGACTAGTCGGAACTGAAGTGAATGTCAATAGTCCGAAACAAATACAGATTCTTCTATGGGAGAATCTCAAACTTCCAATAAAGGACACAACAGGTGAAGAAGATATTACGGCACTTCTTAATAGCGGGTCTGCAATTAAGAATCCAACACATCGAAAAATTCTCGAACTCATTCTCGAAGGTAGACGAGTTCGGAAAAGTATATCTACATATCTCATGGCCCTGCCTGATTACGATGGTCGTATGCGAACTACTTATTTTCCCTGTCTTGATACTGGAAGGACTTCTACTGGACAACAAGACCCACCAATCAGGCCGTCCGTCGAAGTAATAGACGAGAATGGGAAAAAGAAACACAAGGTAATAGGCACCGCGTTTCAGACCATGACGAAGCATGGGGATATAGGTGCGGACATTCGCGGTATGTATGTCCCTGATATTTCCCATATCGAGATTCTACCGTGGGGCGAACCAGTCATAGTAGAGGAAGAAGAAGTATTCCTCCAAGCAGATAGTTCACAGGCAGAGGCGCGGGTGGTCTGGTTATTAGCCAATGACGAAGAAGCCCTACGATTGGTCGATACTATTGACTATCACGCCCATACTGCCGTCTGGTTCTTCGGCCCTAACGAAGAACTATTCAATTACGACAAGAAAAAATTGGGATACGAGCACCCAATCCGTTTCTGTGGAAAAACACTACGTCATGCAGGCCACCTTGGAGCAGCTAAGAGACGAGCGTCCATCGAGGTTAATACTCAGGCACGTAAATATAAAATTCCGATTAAAATCGACGAAGCAACGGCGGGGCGTGCGTTAGACATATTCCACCAACGGCAACCCAATATCCAGAAAGTATTTCAGGCTGGTATTATCGAATGCCTGAAAATAAACCGTCAACTAGTCGCGCCCCTACCATATGGAGTCGATGCGGAATGCGGAGGCAAACGCACATTCTTCGAGAGATGGGGAGAAGATTTATTCCGTATGGCATTTAGTTACATACCCCAGAGAGCCGTCACGGACAACACTAAGGCTGCCGCGCTTCGCATACGTGCCAGAATACCCCGCATTAAAATCGTCATGGAGAGTCATGACGCTCTCTTATTTTCTATTCCAATCTCCAGAGTGAAAGAGTATGCGATTATCATTAAGAAAGAGATGGAACGACCCATCAATTTCTCTAAATGTAGTCTGCCGAGAAGATTACTCAAAATACCTTGTGAACTGGAGATTGGTAAGAACTACTGCGACTTTAGCAAATTCCGAGACTTACCAATCGAACCCGTGGAACCTCCTAAGGTCAAAACTATCACGGAGGAGTTTCTTGCACCTGACCAAATAGGAGACACAACATTAACTCGGGCAATATATGGAGAAAAATTTGGAGGCAAATGAGTACGTCTTTTCAATAGACGAACTAAGGGCACTATATCGAGTGTTGGAATTCGAGTACATCACCTATGATGACTTAGAGGCCCGGATGTTAGTGAGAAAAATTCGCGAAGCTATTGAGGAACATGAACTGGGTACAACAAGTAGTCAACCTACATAGTGAGCTTGAATCACCTGAATCATTCTGGCGATGGTCGGCTCTTACTGCCATATCAGCAGTAGTGAAGGATAACGTCTGGTTGAACCAGCAGATATTCAACCTCTATCCTAACATCTACACTATGTTCCATGCCGACAGTGGACTGAAAAAAGGCCCACCAGTGAACATGGCGAAGAAGCTGGTAAAACTAGTGAACAATACTAGGGTAATTACAGGGCGCGGAAGTATTCAGGGTATTCTGAAAGAACTAGGCACATCGTATACCCAACCGGGTGGAAAGGTTCAACAAAAGTCGGTCGCCTTCATATGTTCATCCGAACTGTCTAGTTCCATCGTAGAGGATAAGGTCGCTACCAAGATTCTCACGGACCTATACGATAGGATATACAATGAAGGCGAATGGCGTAGCCTACTCAAGATGGAAACTTTCACACTAAAAGACCCCACTATTACGATGCTCACCGCGACTAATGAGTCCATGAGTGGAGACTTTTTTACTCTGTCAGCCATACAAGGTGGATTCTTTGCACGGACATTCATCATTTATGAGAAGCAGAGTAGTGTAGTGAATAGTCTAATCTATCCACTAGAGGACACTATCGACTATTCAGGCGTAGCAGAATACTTGAAAGAACTATCCACACTAGTAGGCCCGTTTAAACCCCTCGCCCAGATGGATAAGGACACGGAATATCGTTACAGGAAGGTAAAGAAGGGAAAGCGAGGGAATAGGGATATCTACTTCAATGACGTAGGTATCATGTTTGATGACTGGTACGAAGGCTTCTCCGATATGCGGAAGATAGCCGAGAATAGGGATGACACTGGCACGATGAATAGGTTCGATGCCTCTGTCATGAAAATAGCGATGTTATTGAGTCTGAGTGAGCATCCGCGCCTCGAAATTACTGAGGACGCGATGGCGATGGCTATAGGAGAGTGTGAGAAACTACTAGGAAATGTCAGACGTACTACGATGGGTAAGCAGGGGCTAAGTCAATCTGCTCTGCTCAAGACTATGATAATCATGGAACTATTGAATAGGGAGAATCACCAAGTAACTAGAGTCGTTCTAATGAAGAAAATTTGGCAACACTATCAGAAT